GATGAGATTGCAGCATCAATAACAGCTGCACTATTACTTAGTGTATATTCAGACATTTAGCATTTCCATTTGCGGAGAGCCAACGCCTTGCGTGTTGGTCTACCTTTTGAATCTTTCATAGGTCCTTTGACCCCCGACATACGAGCACAAAAAGACTTGCGGCGACCAGCAGCCTTGGATCCTCGTTTAACCTTACCAGTAACAGGTGCTTGTAGGTTAGCACCCTCCTTGGCTTTAAAGTAACGACGACCAGCAGCAGTCAAACCGCCAGTTTTACTTTTGTGTTCTTTTCTCATTAGCTTTAATTTTTTTACGTTTAGGTGGGCGACCTACTTTACTTCCGTATGTTCCTTTTCCTTGTGGCATATTATTCGTTTTCTAGTCGGTTAACATACTCAAGGATCTCTCCTATCGTCTGTCTCTGTTCTGGGTTAAATTCGTGGTTGTTCAGTTCCTGTAGGAACTCTGGTATCCTGCTTTGCTTTAGGGTCACGCACCCACTGCTGAATATCAGCATTGTGCTTATTGTAACGCCTAGTAGCAAGTTCTTTAACATATGCAGTACGTACCTTCAGAAACATAGCCCCGATCTTCGGGAATGCTATTAGCAACTGAACAATAACCGAAATCACTTATCCTTTGCCTTTCCGACGTTGAGTGCAAGCCAGTCAAGGATCTTGTAAGCCTTAGCTACAAAGCCGTCGTCAGTTGGCGTAGGGGTCAGTGCAGCTACAGCAGAAGCAGCAGCTACGATAGCAGTAAGGGCAGCAACAATGCTGTCCACGTTTGATACTAGGTATGTGATGATCTCTTTCATAATATTATTTGTCTTTCAGTTCCTTGATTACCTTGATTGCCGAAGCTGTCATATAGACTAAAGTGGCAACACCCACAACTAGTCCTAGTAATTCATTGATGTGACCGAGTTCGATAGTAGCGATAAAGCCCCCTGTTCCTATGGTAGATTTGTAAACAATGTCTTGCATTGGATTTAAACATTAAGGTTGTACTGGGAACTCTACTTCTCCGTTTTCGTCAATATTGTCAGTAAGGTCACGTAAGTCTTGGCGGTAAACAGCCCAAGCGTCACGTGCAATCTCATCAAGTGGCGAGTCAATTAACTGTGTCCAGTCGGATGCAGCGAGCAGACGGTCACGCTCTAGGCGATAGAGTTCTTTTACTGCCTCTGGGTCTTCAGCCCACCTTTTTGCTCGTCGAGTAATTAGCTCACCATCAACGTAAAACATAATTCTATTACCACTTTGAACTTGCTCTACTTGTTCATCAGTTAGTTGAACAGTTGATTGTCCATCAGAAAGAAACTCTGGGCTTTGCTCAAGGAGGTCACCGACAAGTCCATTTTCGTTAATTAATGCATATTTCATAAATTGTTTATCCAGTTAAATTTTTGGTTAAGTTGTTCTGACAGTTCAAGACCTAGTGTCTTGTGCCAGTCTTTTGTTAGGGGTTTAATTTCTTGACGGATGGTGTGGTCCCCGTAAGGAAAGCCAACGTCATACTCCTGAGTATATTGCTCTACGTTAGAAGTATTGTGAGTGAATGGGTCTTCCTCCAAATAATCCCAGACTTTGTTCATTACGTCCTGTGGATTCTCTGTTAAGTCCTCAGCGTGAACGAACATAAGCCTATCACCAAATCGTTCCTTGGCTTCGTGCAATCGTTCGATAGCAATTCCAATAGGAGGGCTTTGCAGCCATCCGTTGACACGCTTATCAATCGTTGTCCAATTCTGCGGGTTCTGTTGCTCTGCTCCGTTAAATACTTCGGGATGCTGTCTGCGCTTCTTCTCCATACTGGATAGAATACCTCGGATGTCTCTGACGGGGACAAGAACCTTGGCGTTCTCCCAGACTTTAAAGAGCTGGTCTAGATGACCAATCCAAGAACGGCATTTGTCTACGACTACGGGACGGTCAGTGATACTGTTAAAGGCATTCTCACAGCCAGCCTTGACGTAGTCCAGATACATAGGCTCAAGGACATTCTTCATATCCACCGCTTTAGCTTCTTCAGTCTGAAAGACCTGTCGAGCGATGTATCCTATTTCGTGCAAGGCACTAGTAGGCGTAGCGTGAACCCTTGAGTTCTGTGCAAGTAGATTACAGAGCAGCGTTGAGCAAGCTCTTGGAAGACCAGATACGAAGTGCAGTTGTTTACTCATATAGGTCTATAACCCTTACAAGTCTGCGACGACTGTCAAACCTCCATACGTAGTTCCGTATCCTGTTGCTCCTACTGGAACGTGAATCTCTGTAAGACCAAGGGGGAAGACATTTGTTCCCAATGTAGGAGCGGTTGGTGCGTAACAATGAAGTGTTGTTAAAGAAGCACCTGGATTAAGGGCGAAATCCCCAAATGAGGTTACGTTTCGTCCAATTACAAATGTGCTTACGCTATTGTAGCCAAACGCAGAAGAACCGATGGAAGTTACTGCACTTCCTAGGGAAACCACGCTTCCAGAAGTCACCCCGTAAAAAGCTAAACTACCAATAGCTGTCAGCAGAAGAAGCTGACCGTTGACAGATGAAAGAGGAGCTACGTCTGCTCCGATAGCGTCACGGATATTAGCATCGGATGATGCTTGCATCATTGAGTCAACTGAAGAGGATACTGTAAGATTTGCCATAGCTTTTAAGGTTGAAGATAAAAAGATGAGCCATCAGGCTGTAAATATAAAGAAGCGCCATCTGGCTGAAAGTACACACCATCGGGTAACAAACCACCACTTAGTCTGTAGCCAAATGGTCTAGTTAATCCAAACTTTAAAGCTAAGTTCATTAGACGTTATGCAAAGCTACAAGCCCGCCAGTAAGTGTAAGCTCGGTAAACACGCCATAAAGAACGGTTCCAGCAATAAACGACGTTTGTAACTTAGCAACGTCATCAATAGTCGTGCTTGCCACACTGCTAATAGTGCAGTCGTTTAAAACTTGAATAGCACCGAAACGACCCGCAACCGAGCCAGACGAACTGTCAACAATAACTGAACCCAAGGATTCAGGATCTACAGTGTTATAAGAAGGTGAGGGATATTGAGTACTCATAGCTTGTGATATAGTTAATTAATGAATTTGTGTCAAGTTAGTCTTCGGTGTTTTGGCGAGTATTAGGGATGCTTGCAACCAAGTCATTCTGTGCGTTTTGCACGGTTTCTGCCATTACAAAACCAATTGCTTTCTGGATGACAGGTCCGATTACTGGGTACTGCTGCCCTGTAAGCGGTTTAAGACCCTTAGCCACGTCTCCTGACAGGACATCAGTAGCCATCCCAGCAACAGGGGACAGGGTTGCTGATGGTCCAAACTGGGCTGCATTCAACCCAAGCTCAGTGACACCCAGAACCCCCGACTGGCGGAGGATTCGAGTAAAGTCAAAGAACGTCATATCCAACGGGTCAATGGGTTCTTTGAACTTGGACAGGTCTTTCATGACAGTTGTCATGTATGCAAACCCAAGAGCAGCCCCGACATAGGTGACTAGGTGAGCCATCTTCATTGCATTGTGCTTACCTTCTCCCTCGTATCCGTGTAAGAATCGACGATAGACAACACGAGACATACCAAGCATAAAGCTGCTGTACTGTAATGCTACACGAGCTGTTTCACCAGTAACTGTGCCAGATTCTAAACCTAGTCGTGAAATTGCCATAGCACCTGCATCTGGCTCAAGGACTCCCTCTTTCATGTACGTAGTCAAGAACCCACTAAACTTACGCTGAAGAGGTGCATTGCTAATACCAGCAGATCCCAAACGGTACTTACCATCGGGTGTTTTTTCTACGAACTTTGCTAATGTCTTGAGCTCTTTGTCATTAAAACCAAACTCACGCATACGTGCCTCAAGTGTAGGATTTAACTTGCCTGAGCGAAACTGCTCACCAAGGCTGTTAGTCATCAAATCCATAAACACCTGCTGGTGTGTAGCTGTGATACGATTCAAACCGTTCAGCTCAAACATCAGCTGATTAGCTACACCTAAAAGACCACCTGCATAGGACTCTCCCGTTACGACACGCTGAGCTGTTTGACGAGTAATAACATCAAAGCCAGCGCCCTGCGATCGAAACCAAGCGGACATCTCTTTATCCTTACCTCTAAAATGCGCCCCAGCAGCTTCTCGATAAGAAGCAACAAAGTCTTTAAATGTGACCTCGCCACCAAGATACTGCATAGTAGTAAGCATTAGAGGTATATCAGACAGAGCTGACATACCAGAGCCTGCCAAGAATACAACATTAGAAAACTGCCGTACCTTCTGGAAGTTTTGAGCAAGATTAACATCTACTGGGTTATCCAACATCCCAGTAACCTGTTTCGCTGTTGCATCTAAAATGCTAAACCCTTTGACCTTATCCAGACCATTCTTACGGGCAGTACCCATAACCATAGAATATGGATCGTGTCCCAAGTTTTTTACTAGTGCAATCTTCTCTGAGCGATTACGTATTTGCTCAAGTAACAGGCGACCGAGGTTTTCAAAGTTGCTAAGTGTAAGCATAGCTTCATTGCGGTGGTCATCCTTAAAAGCAACCTTAGCTGCTTTACGCATAGAACCCACAATTGACTTAGAACCTGCAGAGTCTTCTTCAAACTTACCAGAAACAATCTCGTGATAGAACCTGCGAAGAAACTCATTAATCTCAAAACGGTCAAACTCCGTAACATCTTCTTTCCTAGTTGTCTTGCGCCAATCAGGCTTAGCGTATATGTCTAAAGGCTTACCCTCCTTAGTGTCAACAGAGCCTTCCATAACACCGCCGTGAAGTCTATCTGTCTGCTCAGCATCTACCACTCTAAGCATAAATGTAACAAACTCTGCTTCTGACATAGAAGATACAACCTGCTTGTCATACTTCATACTGTAACCAGTAAAGCCCTTACGCTGGCGCATGTTAACACCAAGGTGGTTAATCTCAGCCATCTGTCCAAGATTAATTGTTTTGATGATATCTACTAGTTCTTCAAACTCATCAACACCCTTCCACTTCTTCGGAAGCTCTCCGCTAGAGATAGCATCCATAAGGTCAAGGTGTAATTGTAATGAACCCTCTTTAAGATTCTCTCCGTAAATCCGAGCAATCTCTGGGTTTTTAGTAGTAAGCTCCCTATAGGACGACATGTACTTTGTTGGATCTTCTCCCAAGAAAACCTCTAACAGATCGTTGTTTACCAAGAACTCTACCAAGGGTGACTGGTCTTTAATAATCTGACCATCAACCAATCGTTGGATAGATGTGTTACGCTCAACACCCTTACGAAGACTTCCGTCCAGTATGGTCTTAAGCTGCGCTACCTTTTGAGCTGGAGTTGCCTTTGATTTTACAATGTCTTCGAGGTTTTTAGCAACAGATGCGTCGTGTACGTTACGCAAAACCATTGCCAAGTTCTCCTCGTAGAAGTACTGATTAATCTTACCAAGCTTTTCTGCCATAGAGATGCTGTCATCTTTTAAGATGTAACCAACTCGCTGAGCAGTGTCTAGCGGCGCTTTCTTCTCCTTTAGGTGTATAAGAAGCTTGTTAATCTGATCTTCGTCTGGCGTACCTTTTCGTATAACTTTAAGAATAGCTTTACGACGGCGCTCAGTACCCATCTGGTTAACAAGAATGTCTTTTACGTAAGGCGTTAAGTGGTCTAAGCCCAGCTTGTTAAAAGTCTCATTGATCTCAACAACAAACTCAGTAAGCTCT